GCGTCCGGTGGTCAATATAGAGGTGGTGGCAGTATTAGTATGCTTGGAAACTTAGCGGATGCGATTTCCGGCGTTGACGTTCCTGCTTTTCAATATGCGCCAGAAATAGAGGCAATAATTGATCAAGAGCAAGGCGCAGGTATGGCAGATTATTTAAGGCAAGAGCAACCTGACCAATACCGTAGGTATGGTGAAAGCATTCTTAGCAGGCAGCAATTTAGAGGTGGTTTTTTCTAATGCCGAAAGACCCGCGTTTAACCCGCGCTGGCGTTTCTGGTTATAACAAGCCGAAGCGCACGCCTAATCACAAAACCAAGTCGCACGTTGTTGTGGCAAAGGAAGGTGACAAGGTTAAGACGATCCGCTTTGGGCAGCAGGGCAAGACCGGTGATAAGGCAATGACCAAACGCGCTAAATCGTTCAAAGCAAGACATGCAAAGAATATAGCGAAGGGCAAAATGAGCGCGGCATACTGGGCGAACAAGGTTAAGTGGTAATGGCAACGGCTGACGAAATAAGGCGTGCGCGGGAAGCAACAAGTATTTTCTCTGGATTGTTTAATTATATACGCGCAAATGAAGAGCGATTGGCGCAAGAAGGGCGGCGGTCTGTACTAGGCGGTTTATTTTCAAAAGAGCCTGTCTACGGTACTGCAACAAATAGATATGAGGGTGTTTTACCGCTGCTCGCTAGTTTAGCAGAACCTCTAGCTAGGGCCATTGATGCACCTAGAGCGGCGTATGAAGATCTTATTCCGCGTGAAGATATGTTGAGTGAGGCTTTTGGCACTTCTGGCGCTGCGATGATGGGTGGTGGGTTGCTAAAGCCTAGCATTAAGGCTGGTGATTTGGAAGTGCCATCTGGAATGACACAAGCAGATGTTAGGGATCTTTTCCCAGAAGAAGCATACCATTTTATGAAGAGCAATCGGATGATTGGTGATGTTCTTAGACCGCCGTCAGATAACGCTTCAAGATTTGATCGGCTGGGTGTTCACGTTGGGACGCCCGCGCAGGCAGAGGATCGTTATAAATTTCAAGTCGGTACGGGTTCAAGAGAGGACATAGATCGTGATCTCACTTTGCTTGGCAAGGATACTGGTATGACTTTGCCGCTGCAATTACGTACAGATAAACCTTTTGAGATTAAAGATTTTAAAGAATTTGGCATAGATCCAGACGTTTCACATTCTTCGCTGAGCTTTGAGATTGACGGCAAAACAGTCTTATCAGAGGACGGTGTAAGAGCGGTTTTGAATGAATTTGCTGATGCTCGCAATTTAGATTTAGATACTGCACTAGATGTTTTCCGTAAGGAACTAACGGATAAAGGTTATACTAATATTCCGTATGTAAACATGATAGAGGGTGTAAAGCGCAGCGAAACATATGTTCCCGACCCTACATTTAAGCCAGAAAATATAAGCAATATAATGCTGGTTGATAGGACGGCTGGTGATCCGGCGGTTATAAAAAGTAGATTTGCCGCCTTTAGGGATGCGTATGATCCAAGCATTATGGCGGCATATCCTTTAGGTGGTTTATTAGGGTACAATATGTTATCACAACAGCAGGCAGAGCGTAACAATCAAGGGTTATTGTACTGATGGTTGGAAAAATCAGTAAATATTTTGTGAGACAAAAACGGGATTGCAATGAACTTACTTGAATTTTTCTCCCGTGAAGCCGGTCAGAAGCGGCGTAGATGGCTGGACGAAACAGTTGGCGATGCTATAGAGTATTTTGTTCCACCTAACTTGCGACCTGCTGCTGAATTTATTGCAGAAGCAAATCCCGTTCAAGCAATGGGTAACGCAATGTCGGCTGGCGGTGTTGTGTTTGATCCAGATCAAACGAGAGAGGCAAGATTACGCGCTGCTGGCGATATGGGCTTAGAAATGGCAATGTCTCTTGCGCCTGCTGCATTGGTGCGCATGGGTTACTTGGCTGCGCCTGCTGGACTGCTAGAAACATTCGCCACACCATCTATAGATGCGGCAGTAGATATAGGGCAAGGTATCTTGTCTGATGCTACTTACGCTGCACGTTCCGTAGCAGAGGGTGATCCGCGTGGGGTGTTAGAGGCATTTCAGCGTCCAGATACATCAACTGGAGATGCAGCGGAGAGCATACAAGCATTTCATGGAACCCCGCATGACTTTGACCGATTTGATTTGTCTAAAATAAACACTGGTGAAGGTGCGCAGGTATATGGTCATGGTTTGTATTTTGCGGAGGCCGAACCAGTTGCAAAGTCCTACAGAGAACAAATAGCAGGAGGCAATACTGGAGCTGCGCGAAAAGCATTAGAAAGTGTAGACGGCGACATAAATAAAGCAATCGCCAAAACAGAAGATGCATTGCGCCGTTTAGATGAACGCGCGGCAGTTGGTGACTATGGCAATGACGAGCGCAGGTTTGCAGCACAAAGACAAATACAAATAGATAAACTTGCGCAATTACAAAATTATAAAAAAACAGGAGAATTTGACAAAGGCCGTGTGTACGAAGTTGCAATAGAAGGCAATCCAAATCAATTTTTAGATTGGGATAAACCCCTAAGTGAGCAGCCAAATATTGCACGATTGTTGGGTTATGATGACCCTGATGCAATAGCTGCTGCAAAAGCAGAGCAATATGCAAAGTTTCGTGTGCCGCAAAATGATACATTTGAGGAGTTGTTTGCGCCGTTGAACGAACAAGAGCAATTAGCTGCTGAAAGTTTGACGGCAATGCCAATGTCATGGGGGAATATGACTGGGAAAGATGCTTACGAAGCAATGAAAGATAAATTAGGCGCGTTAGATCGGCCTGCTACAGCGGATGTAGATACGCGCAGGCGCTACGGCAAGCAAGCAGCAGCAAAAGCATCAAGTGCTATGCGAGATGCTGGCATTCTCGGAATAAAATATCTTGACCAGATGTCGCGTGGTGCGGGTCAAGGATCGCGGAACTATGTGGTTTTTGATGACAAACTCATCAGCATAGTAAGAAAATATGGCATTGCTGGCGCGGCAGCACTTCTTGGTGTATCATCAGCAGATATTGAAGGTGCGTTGGCTCAAGGTATGCCTGAGCAACCAAAAACAGGATTGTTACAGTAATGGCTATAACAACATACTCAGAACTAAAAACAGCAATAGCAAACTGGCTCAACCGTGATGATCTAACGTCAGTCATCCCTGATTTCATCACGCTTGCTGAAACTGACATCAACCGAAAGCTGCGTCATTACAAGATGATAGAGCGGGTAGATGCAACGCTAGATAGCCGGTATGTGCAGGTTCCTAACAACTGGCTGGAGACTTTGCGATTTAACATCACAAGTGGCGGCGTGACGCGCAAGCTAGATTTTGTGGGTCCAGAGGATATGCTGCAACGGCGAGAGCAAAACAGTGATGCAACGGGCGTTCCTCAGTATTACACGCAGATTGGTGAGGCTATAGAGGTGTTTCCAACGCCATCTGGTGAGTATCCAATGCAGCTTGCATACTATGAGCGCATTCCAAGTTTAAGTGATAGCACAACGTATAACTGGCTTTTGCAAGATGAGCCTGATGTTTACTTGTATGCTACCTTGATGCAGTCTGCGCCATATTTGCTTGATGACGCACGCACTGCAACGTGGGCGGGACTATATCAAAATGCAATCAATTCTTTGCAAAAAGCCTCTGATGACACGCGGTTTGGTGGTTCTGGACGCAGAATTATCATTACTAGCTACTAACAACAAAATGGTGTATGGTACGCCTAGATATATCTAACGGAGAAATCCATGTCCTTAACAAATGCTTTTGAAACGCACACGCTTCAGTATCTACTGACCACTGATAGTCTGACACGTCCAACCTCATGGTACATAGCCTTATTTACATCTGACCCCACGGACACAGGCTCCGCAGGTACAGAAGTATCCACTGGCACCGGATATGCACGCACTGCGGTGACATTTACTGTAAGCGGTGACACGGCGTCCAATTCAGCGGCTGTGGAGTTTTCTGCGGCGTCTGGCGGCAATTGGGGTACAATAAGCCACATTGGTGTTATGGATGCGTCCACAGGTGGAAACATGATTGTGCATTCCGCTTTAACGACTGCCAAAGCAATCAATGATGGTGATGTATTTAGGATACCAACAGGCGACCTTGACATAACAGCAGCTTAATGGGTTTACGCTCAACATACGATACGGGTGTTTTTGGTTCCGGCTTATATGGTGAGCCGGAGACTACGCAGTTTTCTGCAACGGTAGCATTAAGCGTTTCGGCAACAGCAAGCGCTGATACGGTAAAGCAGGTATCTTCAACAGCAAGCATTACAACAACAGCGTCACAGCCATCTGGCGTTATTATCAAGGATGCTGCTGCTACGGTAAGCCTTGCTGGTATCGTAACTGTCAGTGCCGTAAAGTATGAGGTGGTTGCTGGCTTCCGCGCAGGCTACGGCCTTAATACTTACGGAAGCTATATGTATGGCAAGAACATTAGCATTGAGGAAGCTAGTGCGACTGCAAGCATAACGGTGACGCCTACTGTTTCTTATCAGGCTGTTCGCCAAGTATCTGCAAGCCCAGCGATTACAACAACATTTACGTCAAACGGCGTTATTGATGTTGTGGGCGCTTCTACAGCGACTATTTCAATTTCACCAGATATAGCGTATAACAGGGTAAGGTTGATGTCTGCGGCTGACAACATTGGCTTCACGCCGATTGTAAATGCGCGGTATAAGTGGCTAGATGCAGATGATCCGACAACAACATGGACTGATGTTTCTGATCCGAGCACAACGTGGACAGAGGCAGATTACTTAGAGAGGGCCGCATAAATGGCGACAAATACGACAACATATAGCTTTCAGAAGCCTACCGTTGGCGGCGATGAGGACGCTTGGGGTGGCTATCTAAACGCAAACTGGGATAGCGTAGATGATCTGCTTGACGGTACAACGGCTGTAACGGGCATAGACATCAACTCAGGCTCCATTGATGGCACGCCAATCGGTGCAAACTCTGCATCTACTGGCGCATTCACCACAATGACTGTGAGTTCTACGTTTACGCTTGGCGGCGCAGCGGTAACTTCAACGGCTGCTGAGTTGAACTTGCTTGATGGTGTTACGGCTACAACCGCTGAGTTAAACTATGTTGACGGTGTTACACGCAAAATTCAAACGCAGCTAGATGCAAAGGGCGGATCAAGCTACACGGGCGATGTGGATATTACAGATTAGTTGATTGTTGATAGC